TTGATGGTTGCCGGGCTGTTATCCCCGATGAAAGTCATGACAAGGTCGCCGGCTTCTTCCCGCCCTTTTTCATTGAGCGGGAACACATGCACAAGGTCGCCTTTATCATTCTCTTTCCGTAACCCGCGCCAGACAAAGACCTCGGTTGCCGTCAGGCTTCCAAAGATACCCGACCGGATAAAATGGGGGTATCCGATCCCGAGCGCGTTCTCCATTGCTTTTATATCGGCCCGGTCAAACCGGAGGGAGGTTCCTTCCCCCATTACGAGCGGAACGGATCGATCAGTCACGACCGATCAACCTCACGCCGTAAACGTCGGCTGCCCGCAGATCTTGAAGACATACGTTATTTTCACAACGTCTTTCACTGGGACGCGGATCTTGTAGGATTTCGGGTACATCAATGCCGCCCACGTCGAACCGCCGCCGAACGTGATGGTATAGATTTCCCTGGTCCCATTCTGGCAGTTCGTGATGCCGTAAAGTTGCCCGCTGGTATCCGTCCGTTTGTAGTTACAGGTGACCGGGAACTCCCCGCCTTCCCGCATACCCGCGATATACTCCATGAAGTTGTTGGAGGTGTCGAGGTTGGTTACGTCAATGTCTGACGCGGCCTCTCCAAACTCACCGAGATCGCTGATCTCCGCAAATGCGTTACTTGAGGCGTCCTTGAAGGTCGCCCCTTTCCCGATTACTGCTGCTGATCCTGTGTACGTCATAATGCTGTTATCTCCTGATCGTGGTTGAGAAGTTCAATGAGAACTCCGTCCGTCCGTTCTCGTCTTTTCCCATCGGTATCGGGTCGCTGTTTACGAAGATGCCTTCGAAATAGTTACTCGATAACGAGGTGTTCGTGATGCCGTCCAGGGTGTTGTATATGTTCTCGATGTTCGTCCGTGCGGTTGCTGCGTTGGTGTTCCGCACCCAGACCTGGATACCCGGGTGCCGGTTGCCGCTGGTGTCGTGTGACCAATCCGGAGCCGACCCCGCGTATCCGAACACGCTGATCAGATTGTCCGGGGTCGCCGGCTTTACATTTGTAAAGATTGAGGTTCCGACCGTGCCGAATCCGCACGCCGCCAGATACGCCGATATCGCTGATTCCGGGACGGTCATATGAACCGGCCTCCAAGGTTACCAAGAGACAGCCGGCGGCTCTGCATCATGCCTGACATGCTCGGAACGCCCGCTGTAAAGTAAGAGTTGATAGTGTCAACGATACCCGGGATTACCTGTGATTTGATTCGGTTGAACGGGTCTTCAAGGAACTTTGCTTTCGTGCCGGGTTTTGGGTGATGGAGCGTGAGGTCTTCGTGCTGTCGCAGGCCGTAATTGTAATCATCCTCTCCGGCGTATTTCACGGCACCATACCAACCGGACATTATCCCGGAACTGAACGACGTGGCATTATACCCGATCTGGTATCCGTGCGTATCTCCTTCATCAAAAGGTTCAATGGTGCCGGTTTGTCGGAGGTGCGTCGTATCCCACGGCACCTCTTTAAGGGATTCTTGGAGGATGGTTTCTGCCCACACCTCAAGTTCCTGCATCACGACCTCCGGCATCGAACCAATATACCGATCAAGGTTCGCCATGACCTCTTCGGTGCCTGTAAGGGTGTATTTGTCAGCAGACGGGGTGTGCCACCGTTCCATCTGCTCAAATCCTGCCCCTATCTCAAATGATGTTCCATAAGGATCTACAATAGAGGGGTTTGGTCCGGTTGACGGATCTAAAAATGCCATCAGGTGCTCAGCTCCACATAGATTGTCTCGCCGGTATCATCGATCCCATCTTCAATCGCCATGATCAGCGGTTGGGTGGTGTCCGGGAGGGTGATGCGGTCCCGCCCGTAATCGTCAAGGATAGCGGATACCGTGCCGTCCATAAGAACGGAACAGGTGCTCACCGCCTCGTCTCCTTTGAAGGTGCGGATCATCTTGACGCGGCGCTGAACCATTGCCTTATAGACAACCCCGGCGTTATACGAGGGATCGCCCGTCTCGTTGATTGAGTTGAATCCCTCAATCGTCACGCTCTGGTTCAATACCTCGTCAAGTTCACCCATCAGGTTCCCCCGCCGAACGTCTTACCGAACCAGCCGGACACGAACCCGATGAAACCTGCCACCCCGATCATTTTCCAGAACCCGTCTTCGAGGTTCCGGATCCGTTCCTCATGGTCATCCTGACATTTCACCAAGGCTTTTACATCTTTGTGAATGGCGAGCAGGAGCTCCCGCTCGGTTTGTGGTTCATCAACTTCGCTCATGTGTCGCTCCTGCTCTCGTCTGCTAAATCGTATGGGGTGCTCTGGTCAAGTGACAGGCTGTTCATGTTCGCATCGTCCCGGGTTACCCCATCAGTGGAAAGGCTCTGGATACCCTGCGTGGTGGAGGTGACCATCGCAGCAACCCGATCAATCAACCCGCGATACTCATCCAACCATGATGTCAGGCCGGTGGCGAGCTGTTTGGAGTACGCATATTTCCCGATGGATAACGAGGTCTTACCCGTCTGCCCTTTCTTCCGGGCGATCATGTGGCAGATGTAAAGAGCGATAGCTTCGTTTGCCTGTGCCTGGTTGAATCCCGGATCGTCAAGCGTTACCTGTGCGTCAGCAAGGGCAAGGAACCGGACAAACTGGGCATCTGTGATCGTGCCGCTGGACCCGACGGTATAGGCGCTGTAATCCTCAATCGCCGTCTCGACGTTTGCGGAGGTGTCGTATGAGGTCACGGTAACCCCGTCCAGCTCTTCGGTAACTGTGCCCGGCGTTCTGGGTCCATGTCGGAAAAGGTCTCGTTATAATCGTGTCCGTCAATCCCGCCAAACCGGGCGAGGTTGTAAGCCTCCCGCTCCGTCAGTTGGGTGAGTAGTGCCTCGTTCTCAATGATCTTATGAGCAACCTTAACCGCTGCCTGAAGGATACGGGGCCGGTAAAAGATGTCCTCTTTCAGCCCGATAAACTTGAAAATGTCCCAGATCATGAACGCGATCTTTTGTTTCCGTTCGCGGTCAGTATCGGCGATCACCTCTTTGATAGTATCCTTGATGATCTTATCCAAGGCAACCACACGGGGATCGGTGCAGATATACGCCTGTTTATCATACCGGGGGATCTCTTTGTCATGGATACGGGTGATTGCCGATACGACACCGCCCTTAATGGTGTTCTGGAAAAACTTTCCGAGGCTGGACGTGTAACAGTTCCACAGGAACCCCGTGCGGCTGTCGTTACCAACTGCATCGGGTTTCGGCTCGTTTGCCATATCCCACGGTCGGACCGTCCCGTCCGGCATCCGGATATTCATTACCTGTGGAGCCCGGGCTGTCGCCATGATCAACCGCCGCGATATTTGACGGTGATTCCGCCTGCTGTTGCCCCACCGGAATAACTGACCAGTTTCAACCGGATCCAGTTTAGGGGGGTGTTCCTGACGATGATCGCATAGGTGGCGGACGCTTTGGTAAACGCAATGTTACCCGAAGAATCCGGGGCGGCGTTGCCGCTGCCGTCAATACCAAAGAAGTTCGTGCCGTCAAGGGTGCCTTCAACCTTCACGGTGAACAGCGTATGATCGGTGTTGGTGACCGCAAGGGTATGGTTCGGGAAGTTCCGGCACTCAATCCATGAAGTCGTGTTCCCGGATGCGTCAAGCGTCTCGGTAAATGAATAATCTGAATAACTGTTTGCTTTTGCTTCTGCTGCCATTCAGATCACCGGCTCTTTTTCTTGGTAATCGCTTTCTTTGGCGCTTCGGGTTGCACGGGGGTTTCTTTCGGGGTCTCCTTGACCTTCAGTTCCTTGACCTTCTGCGCTTCTTTATACAGGTCAATAGCAGGTTTTGGAGGATCGACCTTGACGGGTTCGGGTTTCTTTACCGGGGCGGGCGCGGGCTTCGCTATCCCGCCACGGATAAGAATCTCGGTTTCCTCGTCCGTCGTCTCAAAGATCTCGTTCTCTTTAATCAGCCTGCCGTCTTTGAGATTGCATCTGCATACCTTACAAATAAGTTGGGTCATGATAGACCCGCCTTACATGCTGGAGATCTTACAGACTGCAACGTCGGTCCCAGTACCGGATGAACTCTGGTGCTTGAACCGGACACCGAACCGGGTCAGCTGCCGAACGCAGACATCGCCGCTCTGGGTGTTGCCGTCCTTGAACCAGACGGTATGCATCGGGGGCACGGTCTCGACGATATCGAAATATTTCCGGTTGACATCGAGCGGTGCCGGGAACAGGAGACCGTAATCCGCGGTAAGGTTGGTGTTCTTGACAATCCGGCCACCCGTGCCGAGCATGGCGAGGGCTTCCTTTGCTTCAACCACGCCGGAGCTGATCGTTGCCATGACCTGTGCATACTGGGTCGGGTAGAGAGCAAGGATATGGCCCGGGGAGTAGACGCCTGCATCTTCAAGGGCAGTGATACCCGCCTGGATAGAAAGCAGGGTGTTGCCGAACGTGCCACAGTCTGCGCCCGTCGCGGTGGTTCCTGCGACCTGATACAGACCTTTGATATCATAGTTGGTGGCGTCGGCAGTCCATCCGTTATAGATGATCTTGTCGGCGAGTGCCTGGATGTTGCCTGTCATTTCGACGGCGATATCTGAAGAGATCGGGACGCCGTTCTCGATGTATGCTTCCCAGTCGGTGCGCTTGATGGTGGCGTCATCCTGGAGAACCATGATCTTGGTATCGAATCCGGTCACGTCAACGCCATCGCCGGCAGTCTGAAGGATCTCGAATCCAACACGGGCAGCGCCGCGGGTGCCATATCCGGCAACACGGACGGCGGCTTTGCCAAGCCCACGGTAATCTGTGTTCAGGGGGAGCAGGGACATCCCGCTCGGGGTTTCCCGCAGGACGGGCACGATAGCCTTGTCAAACTGACGGGTCAGGGTGTAAAGTTCGTTCGTCATTTTAGATCACACCCACTGCATCCAGCAGACACAGGACGCATAAGAAGTCCCGGGGGTCACAGCTTCAAGCGAACGGGCAATTACTATCGGGATGCCCGTGCCAGCCACCGCTGATGTAGTCGGGCCGAGGAAGATTTCGAGGTTGCCGCTTGCATCACCGGCGTGACATAAGGGAGTTCCCGGAACCACGGCTCCTGAACTGGGGGTCAGGTGACCGCGGAACCTCATGCCGGGCGTGTTGTGGATTGCCACATGGTCGCCGATTGCATAGATGGTGTCCCGGTCAGCCGGTTTGTATGCCAGCGGGGTCGCCTCGTATCCGAGGATACCGACGTTGCCACTGATATCCGTTGCACCGGCAATGTTAACCTCGCCGTCGGTCGTTGACCGAACCATGAGGACACCGGGTTTCATGTAGGTGACTGTTGCACCCGCCTGCACAACCCCGAACATGGGGCCGAGCGTGTCGCCCTGGACTACGTCGAGGGACGGCTTGCGGAATAAAAGATCTCCTGCCATTTTTACTCAAACCTCCCGGTTAAGGGGTTCATCTTGCCCCGGGCTGCCGCTACATCGAACGGCTTCTCATCGTCTTCGGAAAGGTTACCAACCGCTGCCGATCCCTGTGCGGGTGCGGGCTTGGCGGTCTGGATGTTTCCGACGTTGGCGATCATGAAGGTTGCCGGGTCGGTCTCGAACGATTCCCGGAGCGCCTTCTCATCTTCGGGCTTGTGATAGAGTCCGGGTTTCAGAAGGTTCTTAACCTGCACCCACCGGGCGTCTTTCGCTTTGTTTGCCTGCTCTGCCATGAGGTTATCGAGCGCCGTCTTGCTGGCGGTCAGGTCGGTAACCTGTTTGGTCAGAACTGTGATCTGTGCATCCCGCTTCTGGACTTCTGCGGTGAGGTTGTCAACCGTCGCCTTGAGCGGGTTCTCTTTGGTAAGCTGATCCTTGATAGACTGGATCAGACCCTTGGTTTCGTCGTCTGCCATTTGTGACTCCGATAAATTGTTCACCATCGCCCCGAGATCGTTCGGGGTTGCGGGAGTTCCAAAAGCGGTTTGCGAGTTGCGGAGGAAGTACAGGACGTGGTTCGGCTGGACCGTGCCGTTCATCATACCATCCGGTAAGACACGGGCATCGAATCCAGACGACAGGGAAAGTTTCCCTTCGCTGGCGTACTGGTCAACTTCCGGATCAGTGAAAACCGCTGTGGTTACAACACGAGGTTCGCCGGGCCCGTTGCTGATCACCTTGGTATTTGCATGGTGTCCAACAATCCGGAACCCGAGCCGCCGCGCCTCACCATGAGGATCACGGACGAAAGCGGCATGATCAACGTGCTGTGCCGGTACACCGTCAGGAACAAAGACCGCGAGGGTGCGGTCCCATGCCTGCTCAGTACCGGCGAAATTGTCAACGTTATACTTCAGTTTGCCCGAAGCAACCCCCGCGTACGGGATGTGGGTGTCGAGCCGCTGAAGCGTGATATCGTGAGAAGAGTGAGAGAATGATCCCTCGTTGTCGATAGGGCTTACGCTGTCGCTGCTTGCAGGCATTACTACTATTGGCGACGCAAAGCCTTTTATATAACCATTAATAACCCAAGGTAAGCGTTAAAAAAGAGGGATTATGCTTCTGCCTTCGTTTCTGCGGTCTTTTGCTGCTGG